ATTTAATACCTAGATATGTTTCACCTACTAAATGGAAAGCAGAAGAGTATTCTAAAAAAAGACAACTACCTATATTTCATCAACCTGAAGGACTAGCAGAAAATATGACAGAAGGAGCTACTCGTTTTGTAACTGGTTTTATAGGACCTAATAAATTTTTTAAAGCTGTAGGTTTGTCAGGTGGATTACTTAAAACAGGTTTAAGAGGATTAGCAGCAGGAGGTGTTTCTGATCTTACTGTATTTGATCCTAATGAAGGTAGACTATCAGATATGTTGGTTCAATTTGATTCACCAGTATTAAATAATGCAGTTACTCAATATTTAGCTACAGATGAAGATGATACTGAAATGGAAGGTAGAGTAAAAAATGTACTTGAGGGTATGCTTATTGGTGGACCATTTGAAATACTATTTGGTCTTAAAGCATTTAAAAAAGCAAAAGCAACAAAAAATTTAGCAGAGAAAGAAAAAATTTATAAAGAAACTGGTGATGCTATTAATGATTTAAGAAAACCTAAAATTAAAAAAGTATCAGAAACAATAGATGTTTCAAAAGATGAAAAAATATTAAAAGACATAGATAATTTTACAATAACTTCTAAAAAAAATTATTTTGCAGTAGCTTCAAAAACAAAACAATCAGTAAAAGAATTTAGTGGTATTCCTGCAAGTCAAAAAGAAAAATATATTATTCAAACAGAATATTCAAAACGATTAAATGCTATGACAGTAAGTGATGTAAATATTCTTAAAGAATTTAGAAATTTAGGTGCAGGAAAAGCTCTTTATAAAATTGCTATCAAAAATGCTTTTGATAAAGGTTTAGATTTTGCATCAGACAATTCAATATCACAATCAGCTTTAAGAGTTTATAAAAGTTTAGAAAAAGAAGGTTTTGATGTTGTTTATAATAAAAATGTTAAAACTGTAAAAAATGAAGGTTTAGATGTAGATAGAGGAAAACAAATTATAACTATAGATAATACAGATCCAATGCCTGTTGTTTTAATTAAAAGAAAAACAAAAGATATTAAAATAAAATCAAAAAAAGTATACAAAAAAATAGCTGAAAATAATCCTGCTATTAACATGAAAGAATATTTAAAAAAATTAAATATTGGTCAGAAAGAAGCTAAAAAAGAAACAGAATCTTTTATTAAAAAAATATTAAACACCAAATCACTTAAAAATTCTGCTCAAGTTTTAAAAACTATAGATGATGTTGCAGAAAGATTTGATGAAACTACTAAAGATTTTTTACAAAATGATGTTTTAAAAAACTCTGAAGCTGAAGAGTTAGCAACATTAATGTCAAGAGATAAGGGAGAAATTTTAAAAGCATTACCTAAAGAAGGTGAAAGAGCTAAAACAGCAACTGTAAGAATGATTGCATCAAAACAAATATTACAAGAATTAGCTTTTCAATTAAAACAAACATCTGAACAATATGTAAAACAATTTGGTAAAGAAACAAAAAACTGGACTAAACAAGCTAAAGAAGATGTTGCTCTACAAGCTCAAGTCGTAAGAGATACTGTTGTTGGTTTAAAAAATCAAATTAGAGGTGCTGCAAGAGTTACTCAAGCTGGTAATATTAAAGTTGTTAGATCAGAAGGTAAGATTTTAAATGTAGAAGAATTAGTTAATATTATAAAAAACTTTGAAGGCGACTCTGCTACTATGGCTAAATTAATAAAAGATGCTCCTTTAGAAGAAGTTGTAGATAAAGTTTCAAAAAGTAAATATCAAAGAATACAAGAAGCATTTAACTCTGCTTATATCAATTCATTATTATCAGGTATATTTACACAAGCGATCAACGTAAAGTCAGGTGTATATGAAGCATTAATAAGACCTTTAGAACAAATAGCTGGTGGTTTTTTAAGAGCTGATTCAAAAGCTAGACAATTAGGTTATGCACAATACAGAGGTTTAATGATGCACTTTGGTGAAGTAGTTGAAATGACAAGACTTGCTTTAAAACAAGGTGATGCAATTCTTGATCCTCTTTCAAGAACTCAAGATAACTTGGAAATTGTAGGTGGTAAAGCAATAAGACCTATTAGTGGTGCAAACCTTGGTGTTGAAGGAGCTGCTGGTACAGCTATTGATTGGGTTGGTAAAGTTATAGAATTTCCATCAAGACTATTGATGACAGGTGATGAATTTTTAAAACAATCAAACTATAGAGCTAGACTTTTTTCAAATGCTGTAGACAATACTATGACAAGAGGATTAGATATTCAATCAAAAGCAGGAAGAGAAAATATTGATAAAATTTTTAAAGAAGGTTTTACTAAAAATGGTGCTGCAAATATAAAAGAAAGTTCAATAAATCAAAATGCTCTTCAGTATGCAAGAGAAGCAACTTATACAAATGATTTGATGGGTGGTAGTTATTTAAACATTGGTTCACACATACAAACCTTTTTAAATGCTGCACCTATATTTAGATTTTTAGCTCCTTTTATAAGAACACCTACAAACTTATGGAGACATATGTCAAATCGTATACCTGGATTAGGTGCGTTTACAAAACAAAATAGAATGATGTGGAATAGTGGTGATAGAAGAGCAAGAGCAGAAGTTTTAGGTAGACAACTATTAGGAACATCTGTTGTTATGTATGGTCTACATTTAGCTACAGAAGATGTAGAAGATAAGAATGGTAAAAGATACCCTAAAATAACTGGTAATGGACCATCTAATTTTCAAGTTAAAAAAACTTGGTTATCTTTAGGATGGCAACCTTATTCTATTGCACAAGTTAAAGATGATGGCACAGTAACATACAAACAATACAATAGAATGGACCCTCGTTTTATGGTGTTAGGTTTTGTTGCAGATATAAAAGAAAATATAGCTAACATAAACGATCAAGAAAAAGAAGAAATGCTTACAGCAGGTATTATGACAATTATGAGAAACGCATCTAACAAAACTTATTTAAGAGGTATTACAGATGCTATGGCTCTTATTGGTAGTCCTACAGAGAAAAAATTTGAACAATTTTTTGGTGGTGTTGTTGGTAATTTAATACCTTACGCATCTTTAAGAAATCAAGGTATTCCAGGTATTTTAGAACCTGAAACAGATGCTTTTGAAACAAGAAGTTTTTTAGATAAAATATTAGAAAGATCAGGTTTAGGTGAAAAGTATTTAGAACCTAGAAGAGATATTATTACAGGAGAACCTATAGAAAAAACACCAAGTAGTTTATATTTTAATCCTGAAGGAGTTGTATCATTTTCATCTTTTGTTCAAGGACCATCACTTGTTGGTAGACAGATAGATGTAAAAGATAATCCAGTAGCTTATGAAATTGCTAGATTAAGAATAGCATTAACACCACCACAGAAGATAAAAAGTAGAACAGTTGATCTTACAGAATTTAAAAAAGACAATCAATCAGCTTATGATTATCTTATGGAAAATACAGGAAAAGTAAAAATTAATGGTAGAACTTTTCAAGAAGAAGTAATAAATCAAATGGACTCTACTTTTTATAAAAATAGACAAGAAGGTGATGTTAATTTTGATGGCGGAAAAGAGATGGTTATTAAAAAAGTTTTCAAAGCATACAAAGATGCAGCTTATGCTCAAATGATTAAGAACTATCCTGAAGTTAAGGATGCAATAATTAAAGCTCAAAAACAAAAATATGAGCTTTTAGGTAAAAGTAAAGAAGGAGAATCAGACCAAATAAATGTTTTATTACCTTAATAATGTGGTATTGAGTAATGAAAGTATTTAATATATAGAGAAATTAATATGACAGTATCTTCAACTACAGTAAAGAACTCCTACTCTGGTAATTCAAGCACAACAGTATTTGCTTATAGCTTCAAGATTTTTGCAGACACAGATTTACAAGTAATTATCAGATCCTCTACAGGAGCTGAAACAACTAAAACTCTAACCACGCACTATACAGTATCTGGTGCTGGAGATGCGTCAGGTGGTAATGTTACATTTACATCTGGGAATACTCCTGCAACTGGTGAAACAGTTGTTATTAGAAGAGGTGTTCCGCAAACTC